TTCAGAGATGTATGGGAAAACTTGTATCAAAATATTAATCTGTTGTTCCTAGATGAATTGATAGACAGTGGTATGGACAGTGCAGGTGTTGAAAGTTCGTTGGCAATATTGAAGAAAATGAGTAGGGAAAGAGGCAAAAACATATTCTTAATCAGTCACAAAGATGAACTGGTAGGTCGTGTAAACAATGTATTGAAAGTGATCAAAGAAAATGGATTCACTTCTTACGCAAATGATGTGGAGACATATGAGCATACAAGATGACACACATGACAAGTTGACCAAAGCCTACATGGCGTACTTCAAGGCAAACGAGCAGTTCGCGAAGAGGCGAAGCCTCGCTACAAAAGTAGCCGCCAGAAAGGCGCTCGCGGAAATTCGAATTTTGGCCCGAACACGTAGAAAAGAACTCACAGCAGAGTTTGAAGACAGTAGAAATCAAAAGACGCACAACCAAAAATAGCACACGGTAAGTATTGGTATGGCATGGACATACCAAGGAAAACACATAGACACACTGCCAGAACACTGTGAAGGCTTTGTGTATCTCATTACCAATACAACCAACGGTAAAAAATATGTTGGGAAAAAACTGGCAAAATTCAAGAAGACACGTCCACCACTCAAGGGAAGAATAAACAAACGTAGAAGCAAAGTCGAAAGTGACTGGAGAGACTATTGGGGTTCCAATGATCATTTGGTTGCTGACGTCAAGGCACAAGGGGAAGACAAATTTACTAGGGAAATATTATACATTTGCTCAAACAGAGGCACAATGAGTTATTTGGAAGCCAAGGAACAGTTTGACAGAAGAGTACTCGAAACAGACGACTATTACAATGGAATTATTAATGTTCGCGTAGGCGGATCCAAAGTCCTAAAAGAAGAATTAAAATCCCACAAGGCTTAACATAGCAACACAGTTGATAGAAATATCCAGGAAATGCAGTTGATAAAACGTTAGGTGAATCCTGAGTTGCAAGGCAAGTGCTTACTTAAGGCACAAAAGAAGATGCTCTGTGAAAAAGATACAACATCACAACTACTCACTTTGTTTGTGAAGGGTGGGTCAGTTGCCCGTGACTATGAAGTCTGGAATAGGGAGTTGGCGGGTCACCGCTTCCGTTTAAAAAATTTCCTCTCACACAATGGCAGGCTAATCTCGCATGATGGCGCCTACTTTGCCCTAACGGGTGAAGTATGGATCAACTATCTGCATGATGCGACACATAACTTCGTTATGTTGATTGCTTAATTGCGAAGCAGAACGACGCAGTCGTTCTTAAACATTAGGATCAAACTGTTCACAATCCAACCACAAACTCTTATCTGGGTCTGCACTCTGAACATAGCGGAGTTTTGTGTGACTCCAATCTCTAACTTCTAATTCTTCCAACACACTTTGTTGATACACATGAATCACTTTGGGATCCATCTTTAAAATTTTTTTAACGGCGTCCCTGTCAGGACGTGACTCATAAGTCTGAATGGTGGTGACATTTGGCATCTTGGAAAAATCTCTGGCATACTTGTCTCCGCGGAGCCACGTGAGTGGCCCTACATCTTTACTCATCAGTTTGAGTTCGTCCGCTTTGTGTCGCCAGTGTATGTTGTTTTCGCCAAATCCCAACTCCACAAGTCTGTCATAGGTCTTGGAACCTACTGCATAAATTTTTTGTTCTAGTAATTTTTTGAGACTGTGTTTGTAATGATTGACGGATTCGATGTGTGTGATAATTAAGCCTTGCGGCTTGGCGGGATCATGGTCCACTGTATAAGTCTTCATACAGGGTATCCAAATATCATCTCCGTTTAGTTCCGCAGGTTTGGTGATTTGCGTGTATACTTGCATAGGTGTATTATTTAGAACAGGTGGTTTCATCATTAAAACAGCATATTTGATTCTAGATGTCTGTAAGGTAGATATTTTTACACTTTATATATTGTGTTTGTTTGCATTAAAAGAACGGTTGTCCTGTCTTTTTGGCTGTGTCCAGATTGTCTTTGATCACTTTTGCCATGATCTCTCTGTCTTCCGGTGCACTAGTGTACATTTCTTCCATTGTGATCCCACCACGCATGAACCAAGCAATTTTTGTGAGTTCTGCTTTGAAGTTTTTGACTTCGTTTTCCATGTCTTTGGCAATTTTAAGGATCTCAGAAATATCCAGTGTGGAGATTTTTAACCGAAAAAATTTGCGGTATCAAATTGTATAGGTAGTTTGAAAGATTCTGGAGCACCTTCTTTGCGTTCTTCTTCAGTGGTTGTAATTTCCATTTCAGGAAGTGCAAAGGCATCTCTTTGTTTTTCTAAATGATCCAGTATTGTTTGAAAGAATCCTTTTTCAGCATTTTCAATAAACTCTGCTATCATGGCTTTGTCTGTCACAGTCTGTCCATCAACTTTGACTGATACCACAGTTTCAGTAACCATGCCAACATTTAACGCAGTCAATTTTGTTAAACTTTGTTGGAATCTTTTCAGTTTGTCTTCTTCAGATATGTCTTGATTTCTTATTGTTTCTTGCAGACGTGCTTCTTCAAAAGATTTGATTGCCATTTTTGTGAATTGACTGTATGACAAAGGATTAGTGGTTACTTCCATATCTGCTACAAACACTGTTTCTTGATATTGTGCTGAAAGAAGTTTGTCCAGAGATGATTGTAAATTTAATTCAAAATCTCTTTGTATTTTTGTTCCAGGTATTGTTACCGGCACTGACATCTTTTCACCGTATGTTGCCATTCTGATTGCTATAAGCACAGCATCAACATCTATGCTAGGCATTGCCCAAGCATTTTTAATGGCTGGTGCACAACTCTGTATCACTGACACAGTGGCTTCACCGTTCAATAATGCATCTGGTGTTTTAAAAAGTAATTCATCTTTTGCTGTCATCGGGTACACAGCAATCTCTCCTGACTCTGAAACGTTTATTGCTCCTTCAGGATAAAATTTATAACCGCTAGGCAGTTTGATATACTGCTTGGGTTGTCTGTAATATTTTTTTAAAGGATTTTCTTGTGGTATTTGTCCTTGTTGTAATTCTGTCATTTTATCTCCAATAAATACAAGAAAGTGTTACGCACTTTTTTATATACACATATTTAGTGATGAGTATTAAGTGCGTACTTAATGATTGGATTTAAATACAATTTGGTAATATGGCAGATTTAACACCAGATCAATTGGATGCATTGGCAAAGGGCATAGCCGCCTCAGGCATTGCTCAGGAAACCACACTTAAAGCATTGGTAAAAGCACTGGGCGGAAGCACAGGTATGGCGGCAGTGGCGCAAGCCACAGGCAAGACTGCCAAAGAAATGAAAACTGTGGGATCATACTTAGAAGACCTCAGTGAAGATTTAGAAGAAACAAGCACAGGATTAAACAAATATGCCAAACTACAGAATTCAATTAATATAGGTGTTACTTTAGCCACAGGCAAATTAAACGATTTAGGAAGTACAGTAAGAGTTGCCACTGGACAAATGGGAATATTTGGACAAAGTGTTGGATACGCGGCAAGTACACTTTTAGATGCATTGGCTGACAATGTGGATTTCTACAGACAACTTTCAACTGTGGGTGCAACAGCAGGGCAAAGCATTAGTGACTTGAGACGAGTGTCTGGATTAACAGGACTAACAATGGGACAACTTACTCAAGCAGTTGCGGCGGCACAAGGAAATCTCGCTTTACTAGGTGGTACCGCTGGTCAAGGATTTCAAAGATTTTCTCAAGCACTTATAGAATTATCACAAGGTGAAACATTCGAAAAATTAACTGGTCTAGGATTTACAATGGATAGAATCGCCGAAGGTGCAGGTGAATATTTAGAAATTCAAACTCAATTAGGCAGAACACAAACAATGACTTCAAGAGACCTTGCCTCTGGTGCGGATGAATATCTAACTAACCTCGACTTGTTGACAAGACTGACAGGAAAAAATAGAGATATGTTGGCACAAGAGATGAAACAAAACGCCGCTGACAATAGATTGAAAATACAAATGGCAGGTATGGATCAAAAACAACAAGCAGTAATACAAAGAGCATTGTCATTAACAGACAAAGGTTCACAAGAACTTGGACAATCGTTGAGAAATTTAATTGCAACAGGCGGAATTCCTACAAATGCAAGAGAGGCTGGTATTATGCAGTTGCAAGGATTCAGTGAAGCACTAGATAGAGTAAGCAGAGGTGAGTCCGGCTCAGTAGAACAGTTGATGTCTGTGTTCCAAACAGCGGCACTAGAAACAGGAAATTTAAGTGCAGAAGAAAGACAAAGATTTGCACAATTAAAACAATTCGGCGTAGACTTCTTTGATGTTAGATTTGAAACTATTGCATTTAAAAATGCTTTAGGAGATTTACAACAAGTGACTGAAGAACAAAAGAAAGCACAAGAAGCCGCAGGTACATCTGCTCTACAATTTGACAGAGCAACACAAAGATTAAGAACAGCATTCGCGGCAGTGTTGGCTCCGGCAACAACATTAATAGCAAAAGCATTTGAAGGTATCGCATTCGTACTAGAAGGATTAGGCAGTATGGTATCGTCTGTCACTGAAAAACTTGGAGAGATGGGTGGAGCAGTTGTAGGCATACTTGGTTTACTAGGAGTAGGAGCAGGCGGAGCCTTTTTAACAAAACAGGCTGGTAAAGGTTTATCTACTGCTGGTTCATATCTCACAGGCGGTGGTGCCGGTGGTGGTACGGTATCTAAATTAGGAGCAGGCGTTGGCGGACTTGCCAGAGGAGTAGGTAGAGGTGCAGGCGCAATATTTTCTGCTTTAGGAAGAGCATTAGGCGGATTGGCTAATCCCAAAATTTTATTAGGTGCTTCAATTCTAGCAGGATCCATTGCAGTCTTAGGAGCAGGTATTGCCGGTGCAACATATCTAATGGGTGGTGCATTAGAAAAGTTTTCAGTGGGTATGGAATCCATCACCAACATAGATGGTTCGGCACTAAAAGATACAGCAAGTGGTTTGAAAACATTGGCAGGTGCAATGGTAGACATGGGAAGTGCCACAAGTTCATCAGCAACAGGCTTTTTTGGAAAACTTTTTGGCGGTGGACCAGAAAACTTTGCCAAAAGTGTCAATGCAACGTTAGATTCTCTTGACAAAGGCAAAATAGATATGTATGCTAACAGTTTAAGCAATCTTGGAGAAGCAATGAACAGTTTGAATACAGGAATGTCAGGCACAATCACAACTTCCGCAACTGAAACAGGAAACAAGTTGGATAAGTTAAATACTACTATGGAGCAAGTTTTAATGATGATGGGCGAGAACAACAAGTTTGCTAAGAACGTATCAGATAATACAAAAGTTGTAGCGGATAATACATAATGAGTTGGAAAAAATTTTTTAGTGAAGTACCAGTTGCAGGAGCATCTGATGGTACATATTCAGCAATGGGCGGTGGTATAGGAGGCAAACCTGGACCAGCACGTTCTAACTATTCATCATATCTTCCAGATGTGTACAGTGGTGCACCAAACAGAATAGAAAGATATGGACAATACAATGTAATGGATATGGACAGTGAGGTTAATGCCGCACTTGATATTCTTGCAGAATTTTGTACACAGAACAACACACAAAACAACACTCCATTCAAATTCACTTACAATCAGAAAGCAACAAACACAGAAGTACAGATTATTGAACAATACTTGCATCAGTGGTGCAAATTAAATGATCTAAACAAAAGAATTTTTAAAGTAATGCGTAATGTATTCAAATATGGTGATGCATTCTTTATAAGAGACCCAGAAACAAAAAAATTATTTCATGTTGACCCAGCAAAAGTTTCAAAAATAATTGTAAACGAAAGTACAGGCAAAACTCCTGAACAATATGTGGTCAGAGACATCAACTTTAACTTTAGAAGCCTTGTAGCAACAACTCCATATCAAACAACTGGTAATGTTACAGGTGGAGGATCAGGATATTTAACAGGTGGTGTTAGAGGTATGGTAGGTGCAAACTATCAAGACTCACCAGGAACAAGATTTGCAACAGGACAAAGAGAAATTGCTGTTGATTCCAAACATATGTTCCATTTAAGTTTAAGTGAAGGTCTAGATTTGAATTTTCCATTTGGAAACAGTTTGTTAGAAAGTGTTTTTAAAGTATACAAACAAAAAGAATTACTAGAAGATGCAATTATAATTTACAGAGTACAAAGAGCACCTGAACGTAGAGTGTTTTACATTGACGTAGGTAATATGCCATCACACTTGGCAATGCAATTTGTAGAAAGAGTTAAGACAGAAATACACCAAAGACGTATTCCGTCAAGCACAGGTGGTGGTACAAACGTAATTGATTCAAGTTATAATCCATTATCAATCAATGAAGATTATTTCTTCCCACAAACAGCAGAAGGTAGAGGTTCTAAAGTAGAAACATTACCAGGTGGTACTAACTTAGGTGAGATTGATGACCTGAAATACTTTACAAATAAACTATTAAGAGGTTTACGTATACCAAGTTCTTATTTGCCAACAGGTGCAGATGATGGACAAAGCCAATACAATGATGGTAGAGTAGGCACAGCATACATTCAAGAATTAAGATTCAACAAATACTGTGAAAGATTACAAAACATGGTATCAAATGAATTCAATCAAGAGTTTAAACAGTATTTGATAGAAAAAGGTGTAAACATTGATATAGCAATGTTTGATATCAAGTTTAATCCACCAATGAACTTTGCTTCATACAGACAAGCAGAGGTGGATAACAATAGAATTTCTACTTACACACAAATTGCTCAGGTTCCATTTGTGAGCAAACGTTATGCACTTTCAAGATTCTTAGGATTAACTCCAGAAGAAATGGCGGAAAACGAAAGATTGTGGAGAGAAGAAAACGATGCAACCACACAGGCTAAACCTACAACATCAGCAACAGAGTTAAGAAGTGCAGGAGTTAGCACAGCAGGTATTCAAGCAGACTTAGATGCGGCTGAACCAGAAGCACCAGCAACTGAACCAGGTGCAGAACCAGGAGCAGACACTCCACCAGACGCAGGCACTACAACTCCAGGGGCCTAAACATAAATATCATTATGATACTACGTGAATTATTTTATTTCGACAAAATTTCCACTGAATCAGGTGAACAAAAGGAATACGATCCTACATCTGATCAAGGTATTATGGGTGTAAGTGATACACGTAAAACACGCCTATCACTAAAACAGATCAACAAAGCACGTAAAGCCGGTGAGTTCCACAAAGATGAGCAACAAAAAGAGTTGACTTTTGTGAGAGATATGTACGGCGCCGCTAATCAACCAGAGGTATAATAGATGTCCGTGGCATTTGTACTGGGCAATGGTCTCAGTCGTAAGCCTATACCATTGGAACCTCTTAAACAACACGGCAAAGTGTATGCCTGCAATGCCGTATATAGAACATTCACACCAGATTACCTTGTGGCAGTAGATGCCAAGATGATCAATGAGATATGCACTGCTGATGCTCATAGGAAAATGCCGGTTTGGACCAATCCAAATAGAGCATATAAAAAGTGGAATGGCTTAAACTTCTTTGAACCTAGTCTAGGTTGGTCATCTGGACCCACAGCACTCTATCTAGCCTCACAAAAAGAGCATCAATTGATATACATCTTGGGTTTTGACTTCATAGGTAACCAAGATGGCAAACTAAACAACATATATGGTGACACACCGAACTACAAAAAGAACACAGACGTGGCAACCTATCATGGCAACTGGAACAGACAAACTTCTATCATACTTCAGAAGAATGGTTTAAAGAGATTTGTGAGAGTCGTACCTGAAGGAACACACGTGTTTGAAGCAAAAGACTTAAAGAAGTATACAAATTACAGTGAAATCACCGTGCAAGAGTTCAAAAGACGCTATCACCTGTAAAATCGACGTTTAAAACACTCTCTAACGGCCCGTTATCTGCCGTTTTTACCGACAATAATGTAAATAATAAGGACAGTCTTATCAAAAACAGTTAATAGGAGAAAAACAATGTCAGATAAAAGTAAATTCGAGCAAATGCTTGAAAAATTGATCGCTGACGACAAATCAGCGGCAGAAGAGATTTTCCACAATATCGTTGTAGAAAAATCAAGATCAATCTATGAAGGTCTTTTAGAAGATGATATCAAAGATATCGAAGTCGAAGAGAAATCTGAAGACAAAGCAGAAGACAAAGTAGAAGAAAAAACAGAAGATAAAGCAGAAGACAAAGAAGAAGCAACTACAGAAGCGTCTAAAGAAGATAAAAAAGAAGACGACAAAGTAGAAGAGAAGGCTTCTGATGAGTCTAAAGAAGATGAAGCAGTTGAAGAAGCATCTAAAGACGAAGAAACTAAAGAAGAAGAGTCTAAAGATGAAGAAGCAACTGATGAATCTCTTATAGATGCTGAAAATTCCGAAGTAGCGGCAGTTGAAGCACCAGGTGGCGATGCAACAGACGACATGATGGGCGACATAGCGGCAGATAACGGTGAAGAAAATGGCGACGACAATGGCGATGACAAAGGCGATGACGCTGAAGAAATCGAAGACAGAGTTGTTGACCTAGAAGATGCAATTGATGACCTTAAAGCAGAATTTGAAAAAATGATGTCTGACAAGGGCGAAGGCGACGACGACGCAGAAGACAACGGCGAAGAAGAAGCAATCGTAAGTCAAGATGCAGAGGGAGAAGTAGAAGTTGCTCCCGAACTTGCTCCTGAGGAAGTGATCCCAGCAGTAGAGGCAAAAGACAACGCACCTAAAACAGCGACAGAAGAAATCAGAGAATATGTGAACAAAGTAAGTGTATCACACACTGACGGTTCAGATAGTTCTGCTTCTCCAGTTGCTAAATCAGGTGGTTCTGACGCGAAAGCAGACGGCAAAAATCTTGTACAAGGTGGTGAAGAAAAAGGTGGTAAAGCACCTGCACCTAAAGAAGACAATGCTGGAAATGTTAACACGCCAGGCTCTAATGCAGGAAGTAAACAATCAGCGGCAAAGGCTAATACAGCAGATGGAACTGACGGTTCCGCTAAAAAATCTGCGATTGGCAGTTAATAATTGATTTAGGAAAAACGGATGTTACAACTACGTGAGACACTGACTTTTGACCAAGCGGGAATAGTCGTTGAGACCAAGGATGAAAACAACGGTAAAAGCCTTTATATGAAAGGCATCTGCATTCAGGGAGGTGTGAAAAACGCCAACCAGAGAGTGTATCCTGTTAACGAAATCCAAAGGGCTGTCAGTACGCTCAACGATCAAATCAAAGGCGGGTACTCAGTGCTCGGCGAAGTAGACCATCCAGAAGGACTAAACATCAATTTGGATCGTGTATCACACATGGTTAATGAAATGTGGATGGACGGACCTAACGGTTACGGAAAAATGAAAGTTTTACCAACTCCTATGGGAACACTAGTGAAAACAATGCTGGAAAGCGGAGTCAAACTAGGAGTTTCCAGTAGGGGTTCAGGTAATGTATCAGAAGACGGTTCCGGAAACGTATCAGATTTTGAAATTATCACCATCGACATAGTTGCTCAACCATCGGCGCCAGGAGCATATCCAACGCCAATTTACGAGCATCTTATGAATACAAAAGGTGGTCTGAAGGCATTTAACACAGCAAGGGACACAAAGGCAGAAAAATACTTAAAAGAACAACTAATAAACATAATTGGAAAACTCCAATCTAAATAGGAGAAACTAAATGTTAGAAGCACTGAAATCACTTTTTGAAAACAATGCAATTTCGGAAGAGATCAGAGCGGAAATCGAAGACGCTTGGACACAGAAGGTTGAAGAAAATAAACTTTCTGCTACTGCTGAACTTCGTTCAGAATTTGCTGAGAAGTATGAACACGACAAAGCAAATTTAACTGATGCTGTGGATAAAATGGTATCAGAAAGAATCGAAGCAGAAATGCAGGAACTAGCGGCTGACAAAAAAGCATTGGCTGAAGAAAGAGTTAAGTATGCAACACAAATAGGTGAGCATTCTAACAAACTTAAGGCATTTGTTTTTGAAAGGCTACAATCAGAAATTTCTGAACTACATTCAGACCAAAAAGTTATGGCGGAAAACTTCCAGAAACTTGAAGAGTTTGTTGTAGAGGCTCTATCCAAAGAGATCGCAGAGTTTCATCAAGATAAACAAGACGTTGCTGAGACAAAAGTACGTCTAATCAGAGAAGCGAAAGCACATTTTGAGAAAGTTAGAAATAACTTCATCACAAAAGGTGCGGCAAAAGTATCTGAAATCGTGAGCAAAACTTTACAAAAAGAAATTAGTTCATTGAAAGAAGATATCGACGCGGCTCGTAAAAATGACTTTGGTCGCAGACTGTTTGAATCTTACTCTCAAGAATACAATAAATCATTCTTGAACAGCAAGAGCGAAACAGCCAAACTTCTAAAAGTTGTAGATACAACAAACCAACAATTAGAAGATGCGAAGAAGACTGCTGATGAGAAAGTCAAGATCATCGAAACTAAAGTACAAGAAATCGAAGATTTAAAAAATACAGCAGAGAGAGAAAAAGTAATCAATGAGTTAGTAACTCCATTGAATGCTGAACAAAAAGATATAATGACTAACTTACTGGAGAGTGTACAGACGGGTGCTTTACGAAAGCAATTCGAAAAGTACATACCGGCTGTATTAAACGGTAGGTCTCCAGCGAAAAAACAGGCGTTAAATGAAGGCACAGAAGTAACAGGCGACAAAGAAACAAACATTGTAAACGGCAGTCAGTTCAACAGCAATATTGTTGACATTAGAAGACTGGCGGGTATATAAAAAGGAGAAAACGACAATGTCAGAACTAACAGAAACTCGCTGGCAGGATACAAAGAGTGCGTTATTAGAAGGCCTAACTGGTAATAAAAAAGCAGTTATGGAGTCGACTTTAGAAAATACTAAAAAGTATTTGGCTGAGGCGGCAACAGCAGGTGCTACATCTGCCGGTAACGTTGCAACTTTGAACAGAGTGATCCTACCGGTGATCAGAAGGGTTATGCCTACTGTGATCGCAAACGAAATCGTTGGTGTACAACCAATGACAGGTCCAGTTGGACAAATCCACACTCTAAGAGTACGTTACGCAGAAGCGAACGACAACGTGGCGGCTGGTGAAGAAGCACTTTCACCTTTCAAAATCGGTACTGCATATTCAGGTGCTGGTACAGATCCAGATGGTACTGCAGATGCAACAGCAACTAAAGAAGGTACTGGTGGTAGAGCAATGTCAATCCAAATCTTGAAACAAACAGTTGAAGCAAAAACTCGTAAGTTACAAGCAAGATGGACATTTGAGTCGGCACAAGATGCACAAGCACAACAAGGGATCGACGTTGAGGCTGAGATAATGGCGGCATTAGCACAAGAAATAACTGCTGAAATCGACCAAGAAATCTTAGGTTCATTAAGATCATTAGCGGCAACTGAAGAAACATTCAACCAAGCGGCAGTATCAGGTACGGCAACATTCGTAGGTGATGAACACGCGGCTTTGGCTGTTTTAATCAACAGAACTGCTAATAAAATTGCACAAAGAACAAGACGTGGTGCAGGTAACTGGGCTGTGGTATCACCACAGGCTTTAACTGTACTTCAATCTGCAACAACTTCAGCGTTCGCAAGAACAACTGAAGGTTCTTTTGAAGCGCCAACTAACCAAAAATTTGTTGGTACTTTGAACAGTGCGATGAAAATCTACGTTGACACATACCAAGCAGACAACGGTGCTGTATTAGTAGGTTACAAAGGCTCATCTGAAGCAGATGCGGCGGCGTTCTACTGTCCATACATTCCGTTAATGTCAAGCGGTGTTGTTCTTGACCCATCGACTTTCGAACCAGTTGTATCTTTTATGACAAGATACGGCTATGTAGAATTGTCGAACACAGCGTCTTCACTAGGTAATGCTGGTGACTACGTGGGTGAAGTAGCGATGTCAAACATTTCATTTGCGTAATTCTTAGCAAACGGAAAAAATTTAAAGGGCGGCTTTTTTAAGTCGCCCTTTTTGTTTATAAGCAATCAGGAGAAATAAAATGAAAGCATTTTTGAAAAGTAAGAAAACATGGATTGCAGTTGCAGTTGTTGTAATTGTATTTGCATGGGTACTTTGGTCAGGTCAACCTGCTCCAGAAGTTACACAATAATAGATTTCAATTTTAATCTAACTGAAGGGCGGCAATGAACAACGGTCCGTCCTTTTTTTATGACTGAATAACAGCACATAATTTTTTGAGTAAGCCATTTAAATATTATTATGAAATGGTTGGTCATATATTTTTATCTATCAGGTGTTTGGGTAGCAGGTGATTTTGTACATCCTGAAGGGTGGAGCAGTATCCAATATGCTACCGAAAAAGAATGCATAGAACATATGGGTTATGCCAATGAAAACCTCCAAAAAAGTGACCAATTTCATGACAATGCCAAAGCAGTTTGCTTGGCACATAAGCCAGATTTATTCACTCCAGCACCAAAATTTTAGTTGACAAAATAACCAAAAATGTGTTATATTGTTAGTGTATGAAACATATCATGACAATGTTACTAGCATTCTTATTAGTGTCTGCTTGTTCAATTCCAAAAAATCCAAAAGTTTCTTTTGGAAAAAAATGTATGGTAAAAGACGAAAGTGTCAGTTACTCTTACGTTTGGTTGTATGACAAGAACACAGGATTACCTGCATCAGCAGAACAGTGTGAAGCATTACCTAAGAAAGACTAGTAATGGAACTAATCCAGCCTATCTTTGTAAACCAATCTGGCTCTACTAGAGAGGCTGGTTTGGGAATAGACAATTCAAGTTATTCCCAAACAGATATCATCCAAAGAATACAAAAAGACGTTGATCTAGGCATTGACAGTTTTCTATTATTCATAACACCTGACACAAAAACTTGGCTACCTACATGGGACTTTCAGGCAGAAGTTGTTAACAAAATAAAAAACAAATTTCCAAAAATACAATTAATTGTAGATGTATGTTTGTGTTCAACTTTGCCAGACGGACATTGTAGAGTGATAGACAAACCTGATACTAGTGAGAATCTTTTAATTGATCTAGGAAGAAAATTAGAAACAGCAGGTGCTGATGTATTGGCTCCCAGCGATATGGGTGACAACACAGTGAGAAACTTAAAACAAGAAACTAAAAAAGAAGTAATGGCATACGTAAAATGGAGAAGTGTGTTTTACAGTTCATTCAGAGACCTTGCACAAAGCAGTCCTACAAGTGGACGTTCATATCAACTTCCTGTTGACAATGCATTTGGAATGGTGGCAACTGCCAATCAATACAAGAGTCAAAAAGCAGATTATATAATTTTAAAACCTGCACAACACAGTTTAAATGACATCAGTTTAATAAGATCAAATATGTACATACCAGTAGGATTATATCAAGTATCAGATGAATACAGAGGATTGCCAAGCCTTCAACATCAGATAGAATTGTGTCAAGTCTACCGTAGATCAGGTGCAAATTTCCTTGTGACATATGGTGCCAGAGATATTAAGGAGCATTGGAAAAATGACTGACAGTGAAGCACTATTAAAAGAATACAATGATTACAAAGATCGTATAGAAGTATGGAAAAAACAGCACGGAATATTCTACAACGATATTAAAAAATTAGAAGATTCAGTGGACAAAATGATGGACAAAAGGTCAGATGTACTCATAGACTACCGCAGAACAAAGAAACAAAGATACCTAGATGAAGCAAACGAAATACTTCAAAACGTCATAAATCACATAAAAAAGTTCTCAAAAGTGGAACTATTGGCATCACTCAGCAAACGATAAATACTTCTAGTTCAAAGGCACTTTGACATAAAGTCAAAGACTTATGCAGTAATAACCCACTGCGTACCGGTTAGAACCCGGATTGGACTTCTAAAATAGGAGAAAAAAAATGGGACGACCAATTAATAAAAAACACATTGGTGATGGTGCAGGTAAAATCCAAGTATCAGCAGTAAGATTTGCGGCTGGTTCTGAGATTTCGGCAAACGCCGCAGAATCACACATTGTGAATCAAAGATCAAACACTAAATTTACAGTTACTGACGGAAGTAAAACAGAAGTATGTACACTTGTAAACAAGTCTATAGGCGGCTTAGGAGCAAGTGAATTTATCATAAACGTAACTGATAGTGACGGTGTTTCTAAACAGGTTACAAAACTGTACAACAGAAAAATGCAACTCGAAGGCAATACTAGACACGTATGGTCACGTGATGCGGCAGGTGCCTCAACAGCGATAGAAAAAGTTATCACTGGAGCAACACAGGCTAATCCATGTGTAATTACATCTAATGGACACGGCTTCGAAAACGGAGATAAAATATCTATCCGTAACGTAGTTGGCATGACAGAGTTAAACCTTGAAACTGCTTACACAGTGGCAGGCAAAACAACGAACACATTCCAATTATCAGGAATTAACAGTTCGGCCTTCACTGGTTATGCATCAGGCGGTCTTGCAACTAAGGCGGCAACAGATGCAGGAAGTATCGTAGTTGACGCACAGGCGTCGTAATAAAAATACAGTTTAGGGAGTGGAAACACTCCCTAAATTACGAAAAGGAATTTAATGGCAAAGAATATTATTATTAATGATGGCAATTACAAGATAAGTGTTGACGACACTAATAGTATCATATTGGATGTAGGTGCAACTGGTGTTGTACAAGTAACAGGAGATTTACAAGTTGACGGAACTCAAACTACTGTAAATTCTTCTACATTAGAAATTCAAGACAATGAAATAGTTGTTAACAAAGGTGAAACAGGTTATAGTGTTTCAGTTACAGGACAAGAAGCAGGTATTAGAGTTGAAAGAGGACAAAGTGCAGATGTTAGAATGGTGTATGATGAAACCATTACTTGGAATGATCCAAACACACAAACAACATCACAAGGTCCAGGAGTTGGTCAACAAGCAGGACAAGGTCCAAACCTAGGTGGATTTAAACTAGTAGATGCTGGTGGTACAACAATATCATTACAACTTGCAAACATTAATAACAACAATGCAATTTACTTTGAGCCAGGTGGAGCAGGTACATTAAGAGTTATTAGAGCAGGATACGAAGCATTACTAACAGATGTAAATGATATTCCAAATAAAAAATATGTTGACGATGAAATTAATAATGTTGTACTAGGTGCAAACTTTCCTAAAATTATACAAGGTGATACCGAAGTAAGAATTACCGACAACAGTACATCAGGTACAACAAGTATTATTGAAACAAAAATTGATAATGTTTTGTATGCAAAATGGAAACCAAGTCATTTAGAAATTTACAATCAAATGACAGATATTGGTAGCATCAGAATAGAAGATGATGTTATAAGTGGTTTAAATTCTAACCAAGATATTGAAATACAAGCACCAGGAACTGGTAGTGTGCGTATAAATGATTCATTGGTGGTCAATAATAGACCAAGCCTACAAGACCCGCAAGTGGACCCTCAATTTGACGCTAACGGGGTGAAATTGTACAGTAAAACACCAAGCGGAGGTAATACAGGATTATATTTTGTAAATACAAATGACGCAAGAGGAGAAGTGATCAGTACGAATAGAGCACTACTTTTTGGATTAATATTTTAAGGAGAAAAAATGGCAATAGTAAACCAAAACATAACAACAGGAGCAACAGTTGATGTATTAACTGTGCCAGCAGGCAAATCATATGCAATAACTTCTGTGTTGATAACAAACACAGGTCCAGAAGATGCCACAGGTGCAGAAGATAGCAGATTTTATTTGTATGCAGTCACAGGAGCATACAGTTCAACATCATCAATGATTGTTAACAATGCTTTATTGCCTGGTGCTGAAACTTTTACACTAGACACAGAAAAATTAGTTTTAGGTGCAGGTGATTATTTTAAAGTTTCTTGTTCAGGTACTAACAGCATTTCAGTTGTAGTAAGTTACTTGGAGGTATAATGAGATATCTCAAAAGACAAAGTACCAACAAAAGATTGTTGAATGGTAAAGGATTGATCTATACTCAATACGAAGATATTGAAGCACAATCAGTAGGAGCATTTTTAGTTCCTAAAGGAACATCAGCACAAAGACCATCTTCACCATCTGAAGGACAAGTTAGATACAACACAACTAACAGACAGTTAGAAGTGTATGAATTCAATTCAGGTACAAGTCAAGTAGAATGGAAAACATTTAGATTATCTGAACCACAAAACATCACACTACAAAATCTAGGTAACGGTGACGACACAGAAGTAAACTTTGGTATACTAAACGACAACTTTGGTTCAGGTTTAGGTTATCCAACAACTCCAGAAAATGTTTTTGTTCTTGTAGAAAATGTTGTACAAATTGCAAATACAAACTATACATTAACACAAAATCCTTGCAACACAAACACAAATCAAATGGAAGCAGTGTTTGATTATGGTGTTGCTACAGGAAATCCAGCAACAGGAACTGGCGCATTTAAAATTAAAACAAACACAACTCCAGGACCAAACTTCGGTCAATTACTTGCAACAGACTTTCAAACAAAAGGTTATCACGTTGGTCAATCACTGGTAGTTACTGGTACTGCTTCAAACAACGGAACATACACAGTTACAGCAGTTACTACGCAATACTTGGTTGTTAATACTTCACTTGTTAATGAGGCAAACAACGCATTAGGTAACACATTTTTCTTAGATGGCAAAAGTTCAGTTACAGGAAACTCATATCCAGCAGGTTATTATATTACCTTTGGTACAGCAGTACCTACGGGCAAACCTGTGAACGTTTTGCACAATTTTGACAAATAATACATTTCCAAAATACAATAAATACTAAAAAAGGATTAGTATGCCAGTATCAAATGTAGGTAAAATATCAGGGCCATTATTAAAGGCAAATCTAACTAGAAATAGCGATTTGACTTTTGATAACACAGCAGTCACTTCTACACCTACTTTATTCATCGGACACACAAATAATAAGTTAGGTATTAGAACTGATTCACCTACTAGAGAATTATTAGTTAACGGAGATACAAAAGTAACTGGTGATGTTATTGCAACAAATTCAGCATCATTTGGAAATTTAACATTTGATGGTCCAACAAATACTTTATCGGCTAGTGTTGGCAAAATAAATTTAAACAGTGCTAGTGGTTTTACATTTAACGAATTACGTACAGACAATTTAAGTTTTACAAACAGCACAATCAGAGGATATGCTGGAGATAACATTAATATTCATCCAGGACCTGGCACAGGAATTTTTAATATTCCTATGGATTTAAAATCCTATGGTAATATTCATGCAACAGGAGATATTTCATTTGACGGAAATATATTCATTGGTGGAGATGGAGCAGAAGATTCATTAAGTTTTGAAGGAGATATCACTTCAAACATAATGCCCGATGCAACATCAACTTATAATTTAGGTGAAACAGGAAAACGTTGGGGACAAATGCATCTTCAATCAATGCCTGGTTTACAAGACGTTGTTATTGACAACACAATTTCTTTGGCAGGTGTTGCCGTAAACTTAGGTATTCAAAATAAATGGTATGTCAGTACAAATGGTGCAGACAACCTTGCAGGTAATCACCCTAACTTTGCGTTTGGTACAATCAAACACGCATTAAGTTACATCCAAGAAAGTTCTGCTGGTCCACATCAATTGCACATTTTACCTGGAACATACATAGAAGAATTTCCTTTAGAGGTTCCAGCAAACGTGACTATAAAAGGTGCAGGTATAAGATCAGTAACAGTTAAACCTACACAGGCAGGAAGATTTAATGACGCATTTATATTGAATAATGCATCTATGGTTACAGATTTGGCTATACAAGGATTTCAATATAATTCAACAACAGATGTTGGTTACGCATTTAGATTCGCACAAAACGCCGGCATAGTTACAAAATCACCTTATATACAAAACGTATCTGTAATAACACAAGGTTCCAACAGAACAGCATCTGATCCAAGAGGATTTGCATCCGGTGATGCGGGTAAAGGTGCATTATTAGATTCAAATGTATTGGATACTGCTTCTCCAAGAACAAGTATGCTATTCAATGGCGTAACTTTTATTACACCAGGTGTAGATGCAGTAACAGTTAAAAACGGATCAAGAATTGAATTTATAGATTGTTTTACATACTTCGCAAACAGAGGTTTGTATATGCAACACGCATTAAATCAATATACGCCAACAGCAGGAACTTATGCACCAGCAACTGGTGTAATGACATTGACTATCGGCAATCACTCTATAAGAGTTGGAGAATCCATAACCATTGCAGACAACAGTTTAACTTTTACGTGTGCTATGGACAATCATCAAACAGATCACACTTACCCAAGATCAACGGATCCTTATTCAGGCAAAAAAGTTACCGTAACAGGAACAACTGCTACGTCTATAACTTGTAACGTTGGTATATCAAGCAACACAACAGCACACATATTTAAAAGTGCTTCTGCTAATTCTGTAACAGAAGGCACAATGAATGAAGCAAGAGTAATAGCAAGTGCCACAATATACGGTAATCAAGGTGTTGTTGCAGATGGAAATGGTTGTTTAGCATATTTGATCAGTCATAACTTTGCTTATGTTGGCACAGGAAAAGATGTAGAAAATGATGACTATCTAATAAATCAAGAAAATGAAGTTGTAACAACTAACAATGCAAAAGTACATTTTGTAAGTCAAGACCAAGACGGAGATTTTAGAGTAGGTGAAAACTTTATAGTTGATTTAGGTAAAGGTACAACAAGTATTAACATCACTGATTCAGATTTAGGAGGTTCAACATTAACAGTTGGAACACCAGGTGCAACAACTATAATTGATGCTACAAAAATAGATGTGCCTAATTTTAGAATTTCAGCAAATGCAATTTCTACATTAGAAAATGGTTTAACAATTAATGCTTCTGGCAAAACTGTAATAGATGGTAATGCCACAATGATGCAAAATTTAAATGTTACTGGAAATACAACAATAACAGGTTCAGGCATAAACCTTGGTGATCAACCAGGTGATACACTAAACTTTGCTCAAGAATTTCAAAATGATTTAATTCCTGTAGAAGATAGAGAACATAATTTAGGAAGTGCAAATAAAAATTGGAGACAAGCAAATTTAAACAAAGCAATATTTGATGGTATAGAAATTACAAATAATGTAATTAGAGCAAATGATTCTAACAGTTCTGTAGATTTAAGAGCAAATGGTACAGGATCAGTAAATTTAGAAAACTTATCATTCAACACACAAATACAAAGTGCTGGTGATGTTGGATTCGGAGTTGGTACAAACAGTTTACAATTTACAGGATTATCAAATATAGAGGTACCAGCAGGTACAACAGCACAAGATCCTGCACAAGGTAATGCAATTAGATATGATACAGATAGACAAAATTTTGAAGCATTTTCTACTGGAAAAATTCCATTTGGTGGTATTAGAGATGGTGATTATGACACTTATATTGATCTATCAAACAATCAGTTTGACTTTATAGCAGGTGGAACATCTGTAGGAACAATAGATGGATCAGGTAATTTTGTTGCAAATAAACTCAGTTCACAGGATCAGTTTGCAATAGATAATAATCAAATCACAACAGGCACAGCAAACAATCCTGAAGCATCTTTACAAGCAAACGGCAATGGTAAAATATTCATGGATACTTCAAATTTTGAAGTATTTGATGGTACATTTTTAAACACAGTAACCAACTCTGATTTTGTATTAACAGGAACGGCTCCTAAAGCCAACAGATACATTCACTTTGATACCACTCAAGCATACAGAGGACACTATGGTACTGAAACTGAAAGAGATGCAAAAACACCAAGAGCAGGTGAAGTATTTTGGAACCAAACAAGTTCCACACTAGAAGTTTACACAGCAAATGGTTGGAAATCTGCCACTGGTTTACAGGAAATAACGGTTACAGAAGAGTTTGCACAAGATTTAAACGTATTATACAATCTTATATTAAACTAGTATATTAACCGTGTACTATATTAAAAACCAAAATTCTATAAATACAATTAATGTTGTTATCCGACCAGATGCAACAGGACAAACCCTGGTTCAACCCGGGAAGAACTTGCGAATATTGTAAGGTGAAAAGGTAGGTTGGTGGGACAAGATCCCCGTGCTAAAAAGGAGTAAACAATGGCCGTTGGTCGAATTTCGGGTCAACTCTTAAAGTCAAACTTGTTGCGACAAGGTACAAACTTGGCTTTTGAGACTGACTTGTTATACATTGATGTAGTAAACAATAGGATCGGCGTAAAAACCAATACTCCGACAGTTCCATTAGATGTCGTTGGAACAGCACGTACAACAAACTTAGAAGCAACAGGTCAACTAGACATTGGTCAAATCACAATATCAGGTAACTCTATAACAACAACTGCTGGACAGTTGAACTTGTCTGCTCCTGATGGTATTTTATACAACAATAATCTACAGGTAGATGACCTTATAATTGCTGGTAATTCTATTACAGCAACAGACACAAATCAAAATTTTGAAATTCAAACACAGGGTACTGGTATTTTAGAAGTACACGGTAACACACGAGTAAACGGAAATATTCACGCAACAGGAAATATTAGAGCAGATGGTAATATACAAATAGGTGACAGTGATACAGATTCTATCACTATTAATGCTGATATTACATCGAACTTAACACCTGATGTATCTAACACATACAACATTGGTTCTGCTGTAAAACGTTGGAACAATGTTTATGCAAACAATTTAACTGTTGACAACTTAACACTTTCAGGAAACATTACAGTACAAGGACTAAACTTAACAGCACGTCCAGGTAAAATAATATACGTTGCAACAAACGGTGATGACAGTAATTCAGGTACGCACCAAAATGATCCTTATGCCTCAATCGAACAAGCATTGGCAGTAGCAATAGCAGGTGATCACATTTACATATATCCAGGAACATACACTGAAGCATTTCCAATGAATGTACCAACTGGAGTATCAATAAGAGGTGATGGACTGAGAGCAGTAAACATTCAACCTAGTGTTGCAACAAACAATAAAGATGCATTTATTTTAAATGGTGAAGTAACAATTGAAGACTTAACTGTTAAAAATTTCTATTATGATTCTGGTAACAACACTGGATACGCATTTAGATTTAATCCTACTGGAAATGATGACAGTACTGGATTTACAGTAACAAACAGATCACCGTATATTAGAAACATTTCTGTAATCACACAAGGAACAACATCTACAGCAACAGATCCAAGAGGTTTCGCGGCGGGCGATGCTGGTAGAGGTGGATTTTTTGATGGCGAATTAGCGGCTCCTGGTAGTCAAGAAGCAAGTGTACTATTTCAAAATGCAACATTTATCACTCCAGGTGTTGATGCAATTACACTTACAAATGGTGCAAGAGTTGAATGGTTAAACAGTTTCACGTACTTTGCAACAACATCTATTAATGCTTATGACGGAGTTAACGGATTAAAAGGTACAGGTACAACTCAATTAAGAGTTTCAGGTTTATCTGGTGGTGCTATCACGCAAGGTAATGTAATTTCATATTACGATATTGGCGGATCATTAGTTGCATCAGGAACTATTGCCGCAGTAGATAATGATAAAATTTTTATTAATGGAAAATCTGCAGGATTTATTTTACCAGCAGAACAAAATGGAAAAACAATTAACGCATTAGGTAATGCACAACTTAATACAGCAGAAAAGAAATTTGGTTCTGCAAGTTTACAATTAGCAGGTTCAGGTGATGCGGCAAAAATAAACACAAATGCAGACTTTGGATTTGGAACAGGAGACTTTACTATAGACTTCTGGGGTAATTTATCAGCACTACAATCAACAGTATTGTTCGATATGAGAACAAGTGCCGCACTACAAAACAGTTTATATGTTTATGTAACAAACAATGGTCCAAAAGTTTATGTAAACGGTTCTGAAGTTATTTCAGGCTCACAAGGATTTAATTTAAACACATGGACACACTTTGCTCTTGTAAGACAAAGTGGAACATTAACGATGTATGTTGCTGGACAAAACGTTGGTTCTGCAACAGTAAACCAAGACTTAGGTGGTGCTAAACCACTTGTAATTGGAAACAATTGGAATCAAACATTAGGTTTAACAGGTTACATAGATGAATTTAGAGTGTACAAAGGTTCAGCAGTTTACACAGGAAACTTTACACCACCAACAGTTGGTGCAGTTGGTAATGCAAACACAGTGTTAGTTGCAAACTTTGATGGCAACAATGGATCAACAATATTTTTAGATAAAAATTTAATTGCACAAGATATTAGATTTAGTAATGGTGCAACAGCAACAGCATTTACTTTAGTTGATTATGCAGACTTTGGTGCAGAAGTTAGATCAATAGCATCAGCATCAATTTACGGAACATTTGGAATGAAAGGTAACGGTCCAGGTGTTAGAATGTATCTTATCAGTCATAACTTTGCTTACATAGGCAATGACTACAATGTAGATAACGATGCAAACACAGTAATACAAGCAAACGAAGTTGTTGCAACAAATGGTGCAAAAATATTTTTTAGTTCAGTCGACCACAAAGGAGACTTTAGAGTTGGTGATCAATTTAGAGTTGATCAAAACACAGGACAAGTAGATTTTACAAGTGCAAACTTAAACATTGATGTTGATCAAGCACTTACATTTACAACAGGATCAGATGTAACAGTAATTTCAGGAAGTTCAATTGAAACTGGAAATGTAAAATTATCAGGAAATACTATTACAACCACATCTGGAGATTTAACTTTAGATTCATTTGGTAACAATACAGTATTCAACGACAACGTAGATGTAAATGGAAACCTTTCTGTTATAGGTGATATTACAATTGGTGGTAATGTTACTATTGGAGATGAATCAACAGATGAAATTACAATCTCTGCTGGTATAGATTCTAATTTAATTCCAAACATAGATACAACATATGATTTAGGTTCTTCAACTAAAAATTGGAACACATTGTTTGCTCAAGAGGCACAAATTGATAGTGTTAACATTGTTGGAAATGTAATTCAATCAAATAACACAAACGCAGATTTAGATATTAGAGCAAGTGGTACAGGTAACGTAACATTAGAAAACTTCGCTGTACAAAATGATACAATTACAAACACATCAGGAGATTTTATTGTTAATCCTGCAAGTAATATTTTCAAAGTTCAAGGTACAGGTTCAATAAGAATACCATCAGGTACAACAGCACAAAGACCTGGTTCAGCAGTTGCTGGTATGATGAGGTACAACACAGATGATACTGTGTTTGAAGGTTACAACGGCTCAAACTGGGTGGCATTAACTGGTGTATATGACCTAGATAGAGACACTTATATCACAGCAGAACAGACACCTGGTGCTGATGATGATACAATAAGATTTTACGCAGGTAATACACTGGTTGCAAACGTAAGTCCAACAAGATTTGACGTCACAACTTTAAGGGTAGATGATATTCAAATCAGTGGAAATACACTGACAACTGTTCAAACTGACCAAGATTTGATCCTAAATGCCAACGGAAATGGTACTATTAGGATTGAAGACTTCAGATTCTCTGGAAATACGATAACTAATGTTATATCTTCTCCATTAGTGTTTAAAACTACTGGAAGTGGGTATATTGATGTATCAAACTCTGGTGGATTTGTACTTCCAGTTGGTACAGGTGCTGATAGACCGACTACACCATTGTTGGGTATGATTAGATACAATACCAACGATGAAAGGGTTGAACTTTATGACGGTAGCCAATGGGGTTCAATTGCAGGTTCATCAGGTGCTGTAAGTATTATTGATGCAACAGAAATAGCCGTACAAATTGCGGTAACGTTAGGATAAAAAAGAATGGCAACAAATTTTAGAAATAATGTAACAAAAAACATTGGAACTGTTCCTGTGTCAGTATACACAGCACCAATTTCGATTTATTCAACAGTCGTTGGATTAGTTCTAGCAAATTTAACTGAATCAGTTGTGAAAGCAAGTGTAACATTAACAGCAACACCAGATTCAGTGACAGGTTTTATTGTAAAAGATGTTTTGATTGCACCAAACTCTAGTTTACGTGTTTTAAACTCAGGAGAAAAATTAATTGTAGCAAGTCAAAACAGTTTAAACGTACAGTCAAATATTAACGACTCACTTGATTGTGTGTTAAGTTATGTGGAGATAAGTTAAGATGTCGAATACAGTTGGACAAGATACAAATGTATATTTAGAAAACGGTGTAAAGGATCGTTACTTCTATGGTTTACGAAGAACCGACGAAGGAGAATTATACATTGGTAAGGTTGACCAATTGTCAGCAAATGATCCGATAACAATTAACTTACCTGGAAACATTGACGACAACTATAAAGATTTTGATCAAGGTTATGATTTTTATGAAGGAAGAGATTTAAATCATAGCAAACCATTTGTAAATTTAAAGTACGAACAATTTAGATGGGATGATGTAAATTTAAATTATTACATCAATGATGAAGGAGAATTTGTTGTTAGATTGAACAGTAATCGTGGAGATGGTACTATCACATATCCACAAACAGATGAAACAGTTGTTACAGAAACAACTCCGTTTACATTTGATAAGACAACATATAATATGGATAGTAATGAAATAACATTCGATAGAAGTTAAAAACGTGGGAGGAAACGAATGACAAGACAACTAATTAACACCGGTATTTTGCCTAACGATGGTCAAGGTGACTCGTTACGTGATGCTGGTACAAAACTAAATTCCAATTTCAGTGAATTATACACTGCACTTGGAAACGGTACAGCACTGACAATTGTCAGTAATAATTTATTAAACGCAACAGGTTCTAACAAAGTAAGTTTTTTATACACTAATCTTTCAGATCTGCCAAGTGCAAGTACGTATCACGGAATGTTCGCCCACGTTCATTCTGAAAATGCTTCTTACTATGCTCACGCAGGTGCATGGGTTAAACTCGCAGACGAGAATAAATCCATTGACATTTTTACGGATGTAGATACTTCAACAGCGGCTCCATCAAATGGACAAGCACTTGTTTGGGACCAAGGTGCAAGTAAATGGAAACCAGGCACAGTATCCGGCGGTGGCGGCGGAGGTGGTGCAACTACCTTCTTGGCACTTACAGATACACCTACAACTTTTTCAGGTTATGCAAATGGCTTCTTAAGAGTTAACGGTGCAGGTGATGGTTTAACACTTGTAAACAATTTTTCAATTGATACTTTATCAGATGTTGACACAACAACTAGTGCTCCAGCGTCAGGACAAGTTTTAAAATGGAACGGTACACAATGGGCGCCGGCGAATGATGCAACATCAGGTGGCGGTGGATTAGACGCTGATACATTAGATGGTTTGGACAGCACATACTTTTTAAATTACAACAATTTAACAAACAAACCAGCAATTCCAACAGCGTTCACAGGATTATCAGATACTCCTACAAACTTTACAGGTGCGGCTGGTAGATTTGTTAAAGTAAATGGTTCAGGTACTGCTTTAGAATTTGTTACATCTTCTGCGGCTTCAACAGCATTGAACGATTTAACAGATGTTACGGCTTCAGGAGCGGCACAAGGTGATGTATTATATTACAATGGAACTGCATGGGTTTTACAAAATGGTCCAGTAATTAGATGGAATATTACAAACAACGGCGCAAGTGATTACACATTTAATGGTCCAGGTTTCCCTAGTGCTGTAAATGATCCAGTATTATATTTGATGAGAGGACACACTTACGTTTTAGTAAATGGTGGAGGCTCTACACACCCATTTGAAATAAGAGTTTCAAACGGCGGAAGTGCGTACAGTACAGGAGTAACAGGTTCACAATCAGGAACACAGGTATTTACGGTACCAATGGATGCACCAAGCACATTGTATTATCAATGTACGGCGCATAGTGGAATGGGTAACACAATTAATATTGTAAGTTAAGGATTATAATGGCACAAGTTTTTGGAGTAGGCATAGATGAATTACAGAAATCGCTGGCAAACAGCAGATATTTCTATGGTTTACGCAGAACTGAAAACGGTGAATTGTACATGGTGAAAGCAGATTTACTTGAACTAGAAGATGGTGTTCAATTGAATAGACCAGGTAATATTGATTCAAATTATAATAATTTTTCAAGAGGAGAAGATTTTTTTGAAGGCAGAGATCAACAGCACAGAACAGTTTATCAGAACCTTGTTTATGAACAGTACAAATGGGACGGAAGAAACCTATTTTATTATGTGAATAAAGATGGTGAATTAGTATTAAAAGTTAACGAGGCTCAAACGTATTTAGGATACGTTGAACCTTATAGTAGTTAGAGGAAATAAATAGTAGTAAGGAATTAATCAATGGCAGATTTTCGAATAGATAGGATACGTTTTAAATGGAGAGGTGATTGGACAGCAGGCACTCTCTATGTAAAAGATGACGTTTTAAGATTCGGTGCAAAAGTTTATGTTTGTATTGAAGTTCACACATCAGATTCAAACTTTTATAATGATTTAAATTCAAGTACTCCTAAATGGACGCAGATGATGGACGGTCAAAGTTGGACCGGCGATTGGAAAGCGGCAACTTTTTACAAAATTGGCGAACTAGTAAAAGTTGGTGGTCTAATTTACAAATGTATCGAAGGACATATTTCAAATGCTGATGCAAACAACGGTGTATTAGGTGACGAATTAAAATGGGTTTACTTTGCACGTGGAGAAGATTGGCAAACTGTATGGCAACCAAACACATTGTACAATGTTGACCAGACTGTAATCTACGGTGGTTCAATTTGGAAATGTAACACAGCACACACATCTTCAACAGCAGACGCAGGATTGGCTTTCCATGCAAGTTATTGGGATCTATATTCTAAATCAGACAACTGGAGAAATGTTTGGACAGAAAATACTTTATACTATCCAGATGATATTGTAAGATACGGTGGTAACATTTATAGATGTTTAACAGGACACAGATCAGCACCAGTTAACAACTGGACAAATCCTACATACACAACAGGAGCAACAGGAACAAATGCGGCATTTTTTGTTTGGAGAGTAGGAACAACTTATTATGTAAACATCACGAACGCAGGTACAGGTTACGCAAACTTAAACACATTTAATATTGTTGGAACAGCACTAGGTGGCGATGTTGGCTCACACGATGCTGTGATTCAAGTAAACACAGTTGATGGTTCGGGTGCAATTCAATCAGTTTCAATCACAGGAACAGCAAACAATGTAAATGATGGATTAGAAGCCAATACTGCTCAATGGGAATTAGTATTAACTGGTATCAGTTACGTTGGAGATTATGCAAGAGGCACAAGATACAAACCAAATGAAATAGTTAGATGGTCTCCAGGCACGTGGAAAGTGTCAACAGGTCATTGGGCAACTGATCCTAGAATGGTTGAAGCAAACTTCAGTTTATGGATTCCAGGTTTAGAGTATGAAGACCTTTGGACGGAATCACAGTACTATCAACAAGGTGATGTGGTACTTTACGGAGGTTACACATATGTTGCACTTGTAAGTAACATTGGTATAACTCCAACATTAACAGATTCGACAAACACTTGGGAAGCACAGGTTTTAGGTTACACATTCAAAGGAGAATGGGTTGGACAAACAATACAAAATGGTCAACTTCAACCTTATGTTTACAAAACAGGAGATGTTGTAAGAGCAGGTGGTGATTTATACATTGCTGTAAGAACAAATTCTGATGTTGGACCAGACACAAGAGATGTTTATGATCCAGGTACAGACGAACCTTTCCCATGGCAGTTATTAGTAACAGGAAATATGTTCAGAGGTCCTTGGGTGGATCAAGATATAGGCGGAGTTACAGGTGAGTCTACTTATTTCCCAGGTGATCTTGTAACAATAGCAGGAACACTTTACAAATGTATTTTAAAACATGAAGCAAATTCTTCAGATGCGAAACCACCATTAGATTTTGCATCAGAAAATGTTGGTCCATATTGGGTATTAGTGGCACAAGGTCACACTCCAAACGTATTGGAATATCCTGGAGATATAAAAACCCAAGCAGATGATTCTACAAGATTGAGAATAGGTATTGGAACAACAGGACAATTATTAAAAGCAGGTTCAAACACTTATCCTTTCTGGGAAGATTTTGAAAAAGTAAACAAAGTTTACTATGTTGCACCAGATGGAATTGATCTAGAAACAGCAGGTAACAAATTAAGTTCACCATTTAAAACAATCAAGTATGCTTGTGATTACATCCAAGGTGATTTGGCAAATAGAGCACCAGCAACAATATTCATTAAAACAGGAATATACGAAGAAATTTTACCTATCACAGTACCAAGAGATGTGGCACTTGTAGGAGATGAATTAAGAAGTACAACAGTAAAACCAGCGGCAGGTTATGAAACTGGTTATGATATGTTCTATGTAAACAATGGAACAGGAATTAGAAACATGACACTACAAGGTTTAACAGGAACTCTAGGTGCTATGAATCAATATGGTACAAAAAGACCAACAGGTGGTGCTTTTGTTTCATTAAATCCAGGAACAGGTGTAAATGACGCAAGTGCTTGGATCACAAGTAAATCATGTTATGTACAAAACGTTTCAACATTTGGATCAGGATGTATTGGATTAAAAGTAGATGGTGACCTACACGCAGGTGGTTACAGATCAGTTGTTGCTAATGACTTTACACAGGTTATTGACAACGGTATTGGTTATTGGGCAAACGGTGAAGGAAGATCAGAACTTGTTTCTGTATTCACATACTACTGTCACATAGGATATCTTGCAACTAACGGTGGTAAAGTTAGAGCAACTAACGGAAATAATTCTTATGGAGATTTTGGTTCAGTTGCAGAAGGTGTTACACCAACTGAAACTCCTATCACAGGTAAATTTAATAACAGAACAGGTGAAGCAACAGTAGATAAAGTTTACAACGATGAAAACGAAATATTTGCTTTTGCTTATGATCACGCAGGACAAGATTACACATCTGCAACAATTACAATTTCAGGTTCAGGTGAAGGTGCGGCAGGTTCTATTGCGTATGAAAATACAAGAGATAATGCTGTAAACAGAATTAGAATATTAGGTCCTGGAGATTCAACACCAGCAGGTGGTGCCGCTTATACAAGTAAATCAGGACCAGCAATTTCAGGTGATGGTACATCAATCAAACTAAATGCACAGTTCCAAGGTACAACTGCACAAACAGTTGGACAAAGAATTTACATTTGGGAAGGTACAGGCAGAGGACAATACGCAATTATTGATTCATTTAATGAAGTAACAAAAGTTTGTACAGTTAAAAAAGAATTTGATAACACACCAGGCTGGCAACATTTCTTAGGAGGATTCAAAATTGAAACAGAATTAAATCCTTCAACAAAATATTTTATTGAACCAAGAATTCAGGTTTCAGAACCAGCATATGCAAATTCAACAGCAAGTATTCCACTTGCAGGAAATTATGACATAGGTGCACAAAGAAGAGTAGGTGCATCAAACGTAACTGTGTTATTAGGTAATGGTAGAGGTTTAAGAACAACAGATGGTTCAAGTTGGACAACTGGAAACGCAGTACCAACAGCAAACTGGACAGACTTAGAAGGCGGTACTAACTGGTTTATGGCAGTGTCAACTGATGGTACAGTAGCAAGATCTCAAGACGGTGCAAACTGGAGTGACATCAGCAGTAATTTAGGTGCTGATCTTTTCACAGGTGTTGCTTATGAAGGTACTACATGGATTGTTGCTTCAAGAACAGGTGTTGTTTACAGATCAACAGATGAAGGTGCTACATGGACAAACCAACAAGTTGAACCATATGATGGATCAACTCCAGTATTCCATTATGCGGCGGCAGGTAACGGATTGTTTATATTATCAAACAACCTAGGTCAAACTTGGGAATCAATTGATGATGGTGTAACATGGCAAATGGCGGCTGACATCGGTGGTACAAGATACCTTGTTAATTCTTTACAATACTTAGGTGGAAAATTTGTTGCAACTGTACAAGATTCACCATTTGATGATTCAACATCAGCAAACAAATTCTTTGTTTCAAATGCTAACGTGGCACAAAGTTCAACAAGTGCAACAACAGTATGGACAGAATCAGATGCTCCACCACACACAGGACCATACAATGTTACTTGGTCTCAAGGAACTTTTGTTGCAGTGACACCTTCAGGTGAAGTTGCTTACAGTTATGACTGTGTAAGTTGGAAACAATTAACAACATTATCAGGAACATTCGGAAGAATAGTAGGCGGAAGATCAGGTGGCAATTACTTTGTTCCATTATCAACAGGACCAATGAGTAACTTAACAATATTGAAAAAAGGTGCTCCACCACTTTGTAGAGTAATTACAAATGCAGGTAAAGTATCTAAAATACAAATACTTGATCCAGGTTCAGGATACGCAAGTGCACCAACAGTTTCAATCACGGACAATGTTAATACAGTAGATGTAAGTGTACAAGCAAGAACAGCCAACGGAGTATTAGGACAACCAACATTTACAAATAGAGGTACAGGTTTTATTAACGTAAGTGCAACTCTTGATGGAGATGGATTTAAAGATGAATATCAAATTGGTAAAGTAATGCAAGTTCAAGATTTATCTAGAGAACCAGGACCAGGTGACTTGTTATACATAAATGGTATTGATGATCAAATTTACAGAGTGACTCAAATAACAAATGTACAAGGAACTGCGCCTAACATATCAGCACAATTTAGAATATCACCAAGTCTAAAATCAAATGAATCTCCTAATCATTTAGAAACATTTACAATTAGACAACAATATTCACAAGTAAGATTAACAGGACATGATTTCTTAGATATTGGTACTGGTGGTTTAACAACTACAAACTATCCAACACTTTATACTAACGCAGGTTTCACTGAAGGATATGATCCACAACCTGCAAGAGAAGTTGCAAACAATGGTGGTGGTAGAGTATTCTACACGTCAACTGACCAAGATGGTAACTTTAGAGTTGGTGAATTATTTGAAGTTGAACAGGCAACAGGTATTGTTACACTTAACGCAGACTTATTCAACCTATCAGGATTAAGTGAATTAAGTTTGGGTGGTGTTGTATTAGGTGGAACTGAAGTTGTAATTAGAGAATTCAGTACAGATGCAACAATGTCTGCTAATTCAGACAATATTGTACCAACACAAAAAGCAATCGTAACATATATTGGTAACAGAGTATCAGGTGGTGGTGCTAACTTGAATGTTTCTGGTTTCAGAGCAGGTCAGGTTAAAGTAAGAAATAGAGAAATGTTCAATGAAGCGTTCCCAACTAACGGTGTTATAAGTTTCCCTCAAGTAACCAATTTAAATGGTGGAATGGGCGGTTACTTAATGGCGTTGAATTTCTTTACAGGAGGAACAGCAAGTACTGAACTAAATGAAGGGGATCCGATTAGTGCAATTGACGACTCTAATGGATATGGCTCATAATGATAAATAACTTTAAACAGAGGATATAGCAACAATGGCTGAGTTTAAACTAGGTAGAATTCGATTTGTATGGAAAGGTTCTTGGTACACAGGAGCCGTTTATTCAGTAGATGATGTAGTAAGATATGGTGGTAGAACATATATCTGTGTGGTTAACCATACAGCGGCATCAGAATTCCAAACTGATTTAACAGCGGCAAATTGGGCATTGATGTCCGATGGTCAAGAATGGAAAGGTGACTGGAGTCTTAACACAACTTACAAACCAAATGACATTGTAAAATACGGTGGATACATTTATATTTGTAACACAGGTCACACATCAACAGCAGTTGCTAATGATGGATTAGAAGTTGATATTGCAAAATGGGATCTTTTCATTGAAGGATTTAATTACACATCAGATTGGGCAATCAGCACAAGATACAAAATTAACGATTTAGTAAGATACGGAAATTCAATTTATCTTTGTACAACTGCACACGTTTCTGCGGCAACAACAGCAGATGGTTTAGAGGCTAACAGTGCTAACTGGGAATCTTTTGCAAAAGGTTTTAATTGGTTAAACAACTGGGCAATTAATACAAGATACAAATCAAATGACACAGTAAGATATGGTGGACAACTTTACATCTGTATTACTGGACACACATCAGCGGCTACAACTGCTTTAGGTTTAGAACCAGATCAAGCAAAATGGCAAGCAGTACACCCAGGTATCGAATACAAAGGTACTCACGCAGGTACAACAAGATATAAAGTAAATGATGTTGTTAAGTATGGTGCAAATTTATACATTGCAACAGCAGGACACACATCAACAACAGATTTAAATGCAGACTCGGCGAACTGGGGATTATTCATTCCAGGTTTAGAGTTTGAAGATTCATGGAGTTCATCAACACAATATCAACAAGGTGACATTGTAACATACGGAGGTTTCCAATATGTTGCATTAACTCTTAACTCAAATAAAAATCCATCAACACAAACAAGTGATTGGGATTTATTTGTAACAGGGTTCAGTTTAAAAGGTGATTACAACAATGGAACGGCTTACAAAACAGGTGACGTTGTTAGAGTTGGTGGTATAACTTACATTTCAATTGCAGACACAACAGGTAACAGACCACCGAATGTATTATACTGGGATAAACTTAACGAAGGTTTATACTGGAGAGGTACTTGGACAAATGCGACTTACTACGACAAAGGCGACATTATAAGAGGTGCAATCAATACTGATACTTCTTATGTTGCAGTAACATCACACACTGCAAACAATGTAGGTCCAAGCACAATTAACGAACCAGGTTATGCACCGGGGGCAGGTGTTGACACTTCAGTTTGGCAACTATTAGCAGGTGGTCCAGAGAATGATACTTTATCTGCACAAGGTGATTTATTAATTTACGGTGCTTCAGGTCCAAGTAGATTAGCAATTGGTAATCCAGGACAAGCACTTGTTGTAAACTCAGCAGGTACTTTACCTGAATGGGGTTATGTTGGACAAATTGATCAAGTTTATTATGTAAGTCCAGATGGAAGTGATGTTCCAGCACCAGATGGTGGTGTAACTTTAGATAGAGCATGGAAATCTATAAGATATGCACTACACCAAATGGACAAAGGACCAAGAAATCCACAAGCAGTAAATCTTTTAGAAAGAAACAAAGCATTTATTCAAGATGAAACTATTGCTTGGATCAATGCACAGATTGCCGGTGCAATTTCTCCATTCACAGGATCATTTACATACAACGCAGTAAAATGTAGAAGAGATATTGGTATTCTAATTGAATCAGTATTACATGATTTAAGACATGGTGGTAACAGAAAATCTAGAATGTCGGCATTAAGTTATTTCACGCCAGCAGGTGCTTCATATGTTACTGGACAAACAGCAGAAACGGCGGCGGCTATTGTTAGAGCGGCATACATTGCTCAACAAGTTGTTTCAAACAATACAAGTTACAGTGCATCACAAGGTACAACTTTACAAGTTTCAGATTTAACTAAAAATGCTGAAGCAGGCACAACAACATCAATAGAAACTTTAATGAAACTTTCTTCAGATGCAATTACGGCTGGAGTTGTTACAGGTATACCTACTGAAGTTTATCCAAACACAACATTAAACGTGAAAACAGGTACATATCAAGAAATTTTACCAATGAGTGTAAAAGAAAGATGTGCAGTTGTTGGAGATGAATTAAGATCAACAAATATCAGACCAGCAGGCGTTATTACTAATTCAAGTGATACACAATACAGTTTACAAGGTATACAACGTTTAGAAGCAATCGTCAGTGATGTAATTCAAAACAGTGCAGTAACAGTTACGCCAACAGGTGGTGTAACAGGTTTAACTCCTACATCAGGCACAGTATTAGGAATTGCTGATGTTACTGGTACAGATGTTGCAACAACAACTACAGGTTCAGGAACAGGATTAAAAGTTACAGTAGTTTGTAATGCTTTCCAATCTTATTCTTCAGTAACAATCACTTCACCAGGACAAGGTTATGGTGCAGGCGATCAAATTACTATACCATCAGCAACAAGTTGTAATGCAAACAGTAACAATGCGGCAACACCTTTAGGTGCAGACATTGTATTGAACACAACAGGCGTTACAAGTGGTAACACATTAACACAAAACACAGCGGTACCGGCAGGTTCAGCGGCGGCGGCAACTGCGGCAACAACTTTAGCAGACAATATTGAAAAATACATTGACTTCAAAATAAATGCTAACGGTTCTGAACCAGCAATGACAGGTTCGAACATACCTAACACAACAGCAGGATACACAGATGCACGTTTAAGATTATTAGCAAACAAAGATTTCATTGCTAGAGAATGTTCAGAATATGTGAAAAGACAGAATCCAAGTTTAAACTTCAATCAAACTGATTGTGAAGATGATATTAAAGATTACGTAGACGCAATGATACATGACTTGTACTACACAGGTAACTATGAATCACTTAAAGGTGCTAAATGGTATGTAAATTCTGTACAAGGTAGCACAACAAAAGATATGTTCTATATGAGAAATGCTACAGGTTTAAGAAACTGTACACTACAAGGTTTATCAGGAACATTAGGATCAGCAAACAGTTATGGTACAAAACGACCAACAGCAGGTGCGTTTGTTTCATTAGATCCAGGATTTGGTCCAAACGATTACAGAACATGGATCGCAACTACTGTGGCTGGTACAGGTCAATTTACACCAACAGATGGTACATATGATCCTGCAACAGGAACAACTGTTTTAACAATTGGTGCACACCAATTACAACCAGGTGACACTGTAAGACTTGCAACAGCAAGTTTAACTTTCCAATGTTCACAGGACAATTATGGATCAAACCATGCTTATCCGAGAGCATCAGACCCGGCGGCAGGTGCAGAATTAATGGTAGAAGCAGTTACTCCAACAACAATTACAATTAATGTTGGTGCAAGTGGCGGTGGAGACCAATACGTACACAGATGGGTAAGTGCAACTGCAAACGCAGTTCAAGAAGAACACGTATCAAGAGCAGGTGGTAGATCACCTTACGTACAAAACGTAACAAACTTTGGTACTGGTGCAACAGGTTTAAAAATTGACGGTGATATACACGCAGGTGGTAATGATTCAATCGTTGCTAACGACTTTACACAGGTTATTTCCGATGGTATTGGTTGTTGGATTACAAACTTAGGTAGAGCAGAACTTGTATCAGTGTTCTCATACTACGGACACATTGGTTACCTAGCAGAAAACGGCGGTAAAATTAGAGCAACAAACGGTAACTCATCATATGGTGATTTTGGTACTGTTGCAGAAGGTGTTGACAGCACAGAAGTTCCAATCACTGCATTTGTTGACAACAGATCATCTGACGCATTAGTTGATTCAGTGTTCACAGATGGTTCACAAATTCTTGCAATGCAATATGCAAACGCAGGTAGAGAATATTCTAATGCAACATTCACAATATCAGGTGATGGTTTTGGATTAAATGGTGTTGCGGCAACATACAATACAGGTGGTGTTCACGAAATTAGATTAGGCGAAACGCCAGCAAGTAACCCATCAGACTTTGGTGGTGATGGATATGTTACAACAACTAACGCGGCACAGGATGGTAACACAACACAAATTACTTTAGCGGCGGCAGATTCATCAGCAAGTGGTGTGTATGTTGGTATGGCATTGTTCATTACAGAAGGTTTAGGTGCTGGACAATATGGTTACATCGACACTTACAATGCATCAAGCAAAATTGCAACAATTAAAAAATTCTCAGATGGTAATGCAGGTTGGGATACACTAGGTGGTATTTCAGTACAAGCAGATTTAGATTCAACAACAATCTATGAAATTACTCCGAGAGTTGTAATTGGTGCTCCGGCAGGTGATGGTTCTACAGGTGCAAGATCGGCAGTTGGTAGAGCAGTAGTTGCCTCAAACAAAATTACAAAAGTTTTAATTTTAGATTGTGGTGCTTCTTATACGACTGCACCAACAGTTACATTTACAGATCCAAACAACACAGTGGACGCTCCAGTACAATCATTTATTGGTGATGGCGTATTAGGACAACCAACATTTGTTGCAAGAGGTACTGATTATGTTACAGCATCAGCAATAGTTACTGCACAAGGTACGCAGGCAACTGTTAATGCAATTACTCAAGCAAGTCCGGCTGTTATAACAACATCAGCGGCACACAACTTTAGCACAAATGATAAAGTTACATTCACAGGAATTCTTGGAATGATTGAATTAAACACTGGTGTAAGATATTATGTAAAAGTATTAAACACAACTTCTTTTGAAATTTATGCAGATGAAGATTTTGCAACACCAATTGATTCAACAAACTACACTGCTTACGCAAGTGGTGGTACTGCAGAATTACAAGGTGGTTTCAGAGATTCATTACAATCAGGAAAATATGTACAGGTAGAAGGTTTAAGTTCTTTACCAAGAGCAGGTTCGAACATACAGTTCAGTCATTTACCTACACAATATTTCAAACTGGTATCTGTACAGTCACAGTTAGGAACACAAACTCCTTACTCTGCACTATTACAAGTTTCACCAGACATAAAAGTTTCAGAAGCACCAGAACACGGACAAGAAGTAACAATTAGATTAAGATACTCTCAAGTACGTTTAACTGGACATGACTTCTTAGATATTGGTACTGGTAATCTTGCAGAAACAAATTATCCAGGTTTACCTACACAGAACGCAATTCCGGCAAATGAAGCCGTTGAAGGTGGTGGAGGAAGAGTATTCTTTACTTCAACTGACCAAGACGGTAACTTTAGAGTTGGAGATTTGTTTAACGTAGAACAGGCAACTGGTATTGCATCATTGAATGCAGATGCGTTTAACATTTCAGGATTACAAGAATTACAGTTGGGAGATCTAGCATTAGGTGGTACTAGTGCTTCTATACAAGAGTTTTCAACTGATGGAACAATGGCGGCTAATTCAGATGCTATTGTGCCGACACAACGGGCAATTAGAACTTATATCGCTTCACAGATCGGTGGTGGTGCAAGTTCGCTCAATGTTAACTTAATTACTGCTGGATTAGTGGTAATTACAGGTAATACGATAAGTACAAGTAACGGAGTAGCAATCAATATGCAGAGCTCGGTGAACTTTGAAAAAGGTGTAACTGGTGTTCCGATAGCGATGAACTACTTAATACATAGTTAAAGGAGAATAGGACATGGCTTCAGGAAGAATAGGAAAATCAAATCTTTCAGCCGCTACCGATACGACTGTTTATACTACACCTGCTTCAACTTTCACGGTTGCAACAGTGAGTATATGTAACAGAGGTAATCAAGCCATCACAGTAAGATTAGCGGTGGCGGACGCGGCGACTCCAGATTCATCAGAATTTGTTGAATTTGAGACAGAAATACTGTCTCATGGGGTTTTAGAAAGAACTGGACTTGTTTTAAATGCTGGACAACTGTTAGTAGCACGATCAAGTGGTGCTAATGTTTCAGTTGTAGTAATGGGCATTGAAACTAGTACAGCATAATTTTAAGTAAAGTAACATAAATATATAAAAAAGGAAACATTAAAATGGGAAGATATATATCAACAACTGGAACTGCTGGCGTAGTCACTAAACAAGTGAACACAACGTACCAAGCAGTTGTAAATGATAGAATCTTAGCAGACAGTTCAAGTGCGACTTTTACAATCACACTACCTTTGAATGCATCATTATTAGTTAATGATACAATTCAAGTCATAGATGCTACTTCAAACTTTGGTACTAATGCAGTAACAATAGCAAGAAATGGCTCTTTGATTCAAGGAGCGGCAGACGATTTAACTGCTGACTTGAATGGCGCTATTATGACATTAATTTACACTGGTCCAACTTATGGTTGGATAGTAGGTGCTGTATAATATTTTATATTGTACAACATTATTATTAACTTGGAGAAATTGAAACAATGGCTAGTTTAAAATCATTACTAGGAAGTAAGCAAGACGCATTCGTATCTGTCACCGAAGAAAATTTGGAAAAAGGCAGAATTTACGTTTACACTCCTGGAACTAACTACTCAAGACTCTGGTGCGGATTTTGTTTCCATCCAGATACATCAGGTACAGCGGTAGTAGAAGTTTGGGGTGCTGGCGGATCAGGCGCTGAAATGTGTTGTTGTGGTTTTGGTACACCTGGAAATGCAGGTGCTTATGTACGTAAAACAGTTTCTATGGCTCCAGGAGATTTCATTTGTGGATACATTGGACAATCTTGTGGTAACGCAACTTCGTTATGTTTTAGAGGTTGTTCAGAAGCAACTCAAGTTAGATTTTGCTTAGGTGGAACAGAGACTTGCGTTTGTGCAGAAGGTGGTAAAGGTGGATTAACTTATTGTTCAACTAGTCCTTCATATTATTGTTGTTACAGAGCAAATGGTTTCTGTGTAACAAGAACAAACAATGACAACTGTGGAATTGTTTGTAACCAGTGTAGCGGTTCATGGATAGCGTGTGCATATGGTGGAGATGTTAACTGTCCAGGAAAAATTTCATGTGTATCAGCATTTGGCTGTTACCCATCATGCGTATGTATGTTTATTGATCACGTTCCAACTCCGGCTGGAATGTTTTCTAAAGAAGGCGCAATGATTTCTTATACAAGAGAAAACGACAATGACTTTGCTCAATGGTCAGGTTCAGGTCACCACCAACACTTAGGTGTACTTGGATCAGGAAGATTCCCAAGAGGTGGTATACCTTTTGCAACTTGTTGGGGAGCGAGTAAGGCTTGTGGTTGTTATGAAAATGATGGTTGTGTACCTGTTATGCCTATTGGAACAGGTGGTAGAGGACCTAACCCTTGTCCAGGTGTTAGAGATCACGCAATCAGAGGTGGACACGGTGGTGTCAGAATAAGGTTTACGGCTTAAGGAGATATTATGGCAAGTTTAACAACATTACTTCAAACCAAATATGATTTCGTAGTAGGAAATGAAACTAACCTTGAAAAAGGTAGAATTTATCAATACGCATCATTCTCAAGCAGACAGATGAATTTCAGATGTCACGTTTGTTGGGTTGCACCATCAGATGGTACAGCAACTATTGAAATTTGGGGTGCTGGTGGATCTGGTGCTGAAATGTGTTGTTGTGGTTTTGGAATTGCAGGAAACCCAGGTGCATATTCTAAAAAAGTAATTACAATGGCTGAAGGTTGTTTCATTTGTTCAATACTTGGTATGCCATGCAGAAACGAAGACGATTTATGTTTTAGAGGTTGCGGTGAACCAACTCAAGTATGTTGGTTTGGTAATGCTGGTGGCGACGGTTGTATGTGTGTTCAAGGTGGAATGGGTGGTAGATCATACTGTTCTACAGGTAACTCACCATACTGTTGTTTCGTAGCAGGCGGCTTCTGTCATACACAAGGCGGTGACCAATACTGCGGTATTATTTGTAATTTTAAAGATGCTAGTGCAAACCCAGAATTTTGTGCTCAAGCATATGGAGGTGATGTAAACTGTTACGGTGGTTTCAGTTGTACATCTTGGAGAGGTTGCAGAGTTAACTGTAACTGTAGACGTGTAGAAGTTTCTAAATTCCCTCCAGGAATGATTTCAACATTAGGTGGTGAAGTACACTACACAATGGACGAAAACTCAGGAAGATCAGATTGGTCTGGAATGGGTGGTTGGATGAACGCATCACATGGTTATAACTTGGCAACAAGATCACCTACAAGAGGTGGACCATACACTGCTTGTTGGACAGGTAACAGAAGTTGCGGTTGTTATCAAGCAAACGGAAGAAATCCATTTATGCCAGCAGGCTTAGGTGGTCAAGGACCAACACCGTGCGATGGTGTAAGAGATCACGCACACATGGGTGGCCCTGGAATGATAAGAATTAAATTTATAAGTACAACAAACGATTACGATTTACCAAGTGCACCGTAATAAAAAGGAGTAAATATAGTATATGGCAAGTTTAAAAGGATTACTTACTGTTAGAAACCCAGCAGAGATGGTTGAAGACAACCTAGAAACTGGTTATATCTATTCATGGACTCCTGGAACTAACTACACAAATTTCTGTAATGGTGTCTGTTGGACTGCAAAAGCCAACGGTACAGCAATTATTGAGGCTTGGGGAGCAGGTGGTTCAGGTGCTAGAATGTGTTGTTGTGGTGACGGATTACCAGGCAATGCAGGTGCTTATGTTAAAAAAACAATCACAGTAGAAACAGGTGACACAATGACAGGCTGTACAGGTATGGCTTGTTATGCACACCCACTATGTCACTCAGGATGTTCAGATCCAACTATGTTATGTTGGGTAACAGCAAATAACGGAAATGGTTGTATTTGTGCAAGAGGTGGTTACGGTGGTAAAACTATGTGTACAACAGGAAGTTCTTTATACTGTTGTTTCAGAGCACAAGGTTTCTGTACTGTAAGATGTAATAATGATAATTGTGGAATGGTTTGTAACTGGTGTAACGGTGCTTGGGAGGCACTAGGATACGGCGGTGATACAGGTAAAAACTGTTGCGGTCAATTATCATGTTCAAGTTTCTTCGGATGTTGCCCACACTGTAAATGTTATTTCCAACAGCACGTGGCAACCCCAGCAGGTTTATTTGCTGAAAATGGAGCACTTATAACGTTTAACAAAGAATCAGACGGTACGCCAATGTCGCAATGGTCAGGTAACCAATTATTCCAGTTCTATGCGGCACTTAACTTGGCTACTAAATCTCCATATCAAGGTAACCCATTAAGTTACTGTTGGAGATCAGATAGATCTTGTGGTTGTTATGAAATGCAAGGATGTAACAATTACCTACCTGTGGGAACAGGCGGTATTGGTCCAAACCCTTGTCCAGAAGTAAGAGATCACGGAATTAGAGGTGGATTTGGTGGAATAAGAATCAAGTTCCAACCATCATAATAAATGGAGTTAGATAAATAAAACTGTAAGAGGATAAAATTATGCCAATGAACAAAAGTTTTAATATTGCAATGCCAAACAAGCCGTACGTTGAAGACTTCAGCGAAAACAAAGTACAAGCGGCTACTTATACTGGTCCAAGATATCTAAAAGTTCAATATGCGAACGACACAAAATATATTGCAAACATCATAAGTGACGGTGACACGATGGATGAAGTAAATGCAGGTCCATCAGCAGTAATGGAAAATCACACTTCTACAGTTATTGATGCAGATTCAGAAACATTGGTTGCGGCATACTTAAACAATATGTATGAAACAGGTGTAGTTGCTGATCATTCAGAAGATTTAGGAACAACTGATGATAACGGTGATGCAGAAACTTGGGAATATGTATGGAATGACAACGGTGTTATTCATCAAATTTACTTACAAGGCACTGCAAAGTTTGAAAGCAATGCAGTAGTGGCTCCAGAGTTCAGATCACACGCAGTTTCAGTTGATACTTTCAACGATTCAATAACAACGCAAATTGCTCAATGCACAGAAGAATTAGCAAGGGCTGATGTTTACACAGACGATGAAAAAACAGCAATTACAACTTACAAAACTTGGTTAGAAGGTATTTCAACGAAGTATGCGGCTGTTGATCACTGGAAAATTCCTTTCCCACAATTCCCTGATTTCAAATAATCAGTTTTAAAAATTACAATCTTAAAACTCCATAAGTACGATTACTATGGAACGAATTAAATTTCAAATACCTATCTGGGACGAACCACATCAAAACAAATTTGAAAATGGAATCACACACGAAGCAACATACGTGGGTAATAGATTTGTTTTGGTTGCAGTGCGTAAAAAAGATGATCTACTGCAAGAACCACTTGTAGAGTACAGCCAAGGTGATAAAGAAAAAGGTGACATTAAATATTTTATAGATGATGACAAGTACACACTTGAAGTAGATAGTTGGAAACATCCATTTGTGTGTGCGGCATTAACTTCGAAATATGATCACGAACCTTGCCCTAATTGGAGTGAGAAAATAGGCGTTGATGATGAAGTCTGGGAGTACACTTATTCAGACACTCACGCAGTGATAAAACATATTTTTAAAACGGATACCATTTATTACAAGAATGGAGAATTTACTCGTCCAGAAGTCCATACACATCCAATAGATGAAAAACAATTTTGGGAACTTTTAGAAGTGCATAGACAAGATATGATTAGAGAACTTGCCAGAGGCTCAGATGCATACAACGAACCAGATTTAAAAGCATTTGAAGAGTACAAACAATGGCTAGAAATAGCACCAACACGTTACAAGAATATTAAGCACTACAAGATTAAGTGTCCAGACTTGCCTAAAATTAAGTCATAATTAAACCACAGCAATTTTTCAACTTATAAGTAATTAAAATGACAGAAAATAAAAGACCTAAGGCTTTTTTTCTTAATGGTGGAATGGGTAGAATTATATCTGCAATCCCTGCCTTGGAAAAATATCAAGAAGCAAACACAGATCCTGACTTTATAATTGTAATAGAAGGAATATGTGACATACTAAATGGACATCCAACACTGGATGGAAAAACTTATGATATGTATCATAAGAATTTATTTCATACAAAATTAGTAAACATGGATATTGTAAGTCCAGAACCATACAGAGTAAATGAATATTTCAATCAAAAATGTAGTATTGCCCAAGCATTTGATATTCTTATTAACAAGCAAGGAGTAAGAGATTTACCTAAACCAACTTTAGTTTTAAGTAAAGAAGAATTATTGTACGCCAGAAAAGCCATAGACGAAATAAAAGAAAAAACAAAGAAAGAAAAAGTTGTAATAATACAACCATTCGGACGTGCTATAAAACAAATAGACAATTCTTTTGTTGATGCAAGTAATCGTAGTATAGAGTTTCATAACTTAAAAAACATGATACGTAAATTAATGAAAAAAGACTTTGCAGTTGTGCTTATGTCTGAATTTGGAATAGATTTTAAAGATGCAGGTTTTCAAGATGAGGTTGCACTACCTGAAAAAGTAACTTTAAGACAATGGGCAGGCATAATAAAATATGCAGATGTATTTTTAGGTTGTGATTCAGTTGGTCAACATTTAGCATATGCCGTTGATACTCCAGCAAATGTTGTGTTGGGTGCAACATACCCTGAAAACACTTCATATCCTGATGTAAAAAATTTTAATATAATTGATTTAGGACAAATGACAAGAGAATATGATCCTATAAGAATAAGTTATGATGAAAGAATTAGTAGAAAAAATGAAACTATTATGAGCATGACTCCAGAAATAGAAGATTATGTGGTATCAGCAGTAAACGGTGATCCAATTGAGGAATAAATTATGGACAACATAGAACAATATAACAAAACAGGATACATTGCCGCAATAGCCAGAGGACATAATGCAGGTGTTTGTTTGTTAAAAGACGGTGAAGTAGTATTTTCTATTGAAGAAGAAAGATTATCCAGAAGAAAATATGATGGTGGTCCATATGCATCCATGGTTGAGATTTTGAAATACACAGACAAAATTGACTATCTTGTTATTGCACATACACAGTCACTAAAAGATCCTTCAACAGGTAGAGTAGATTACTCAGGTGATGATGTGTACACAGGTATGGCTAGAAAACTTGGTTTAATTGATCAACACATACACAAAACAGAACATCCTCAAGTAATTGACTTATCACACATACATCACAAACTTCATGCCGCGTGTGCATTTTACAGATCAGGCTTTGACAAAGCAGTTGCAGTAATTGTAGACGGTGCAGGAACTTTTATTCCTATACAAAATAGTATTGCAGGCGAGATGACTGTGTTTGAAGTTGAAAGTATTTTTAGTTGTGATTATCCAAATGATATTTTTGCACTTTACAAACATTATGGCACAGGTAACGCAACACCTGGAGCATATTATCCACAAATGGATTCAGAAAATATAGGAGAAGCAGGACATACACACGAAGCAATATTTTCAGACAAAGCAGGTATTGTAAAAGTTTACGAAGCAGTAACACAATATTGTGGATTTAGCGCCATTGAAGCAGGCAAGACAATGGGATTATTTCCTTATGGAAAGAAAAATGATGTAATTCCACCATTATTTCAAAAAGAAGGAAAGTTTGAACTGTCAAATAGAAATTTAATTATTCCAACATATCCTAATGCATCAGTTATAAACAGTCAACACTATCCATTTTTAGATGAACAACCTTCATCTGATAAAACAGATGATTGGACAAAATTGCAAAGTAGGAGAGATTTATCTTATGCTGTACAAAAAGAATCACAAAAACAATGTTTAGACTTAATTTACAAAGCAGTTGAAATGAGTGGTTGCAAAAATGTTGTATTCTCTGGAGGATACGGATTAAATTGTGTAGCAAATTATTATTATTTAGAAAGTTTACAAAAAGACGGCATTAAATTTTATGCAGAACCAGTGTCAAATGATGCCGGTACGGCAATGGGTGCCGCAATGTTGTTCTATTACAGTTTGACACAAACAAA